TCTCAAAGTATTCTGGATACTTGAAAAATAGCGAACCTGCCACATATTCAGGATGCGCATAATATGTAAACATATCAATGATCTGCTTAATAGCATTTGATTCAGCGCGATTGCGTGGTGATAGTTTCCAACTGAACTGATGCTCGCGGAAATTAACGCCAGTGAATAGCACGACTTTATGTGGATTCTGTGCTAGACCAGCTGCAATTTTAAGAGCAGCCGCGCCTGTATCACCTGTAGCTCCAGCAGCTCCGCCTAGAATCGAAGCTAATCCAGGATTAGCGGCAGAAGCTTTTGCAATGATATTACCACCAATCCCACCTAATGCTCCAAGACCAGCAGCTGCAACAGCAGCGCCAGCAGATGCAGCCGCAGGAACATCATTATTCCCATAGATAGCACGATCAGCTGCTGAAAGAGCTTCACCTGTTGCACCAGGTCCTAATGTTCCTACTGTATATTCTGGATTGTAATCTGTGCTTAAATTGGCGGGAAGAGGTAGTCTAATTGATCCACCATTAATTTTTGTTCCAAATCCACCAGCTTGAAGTAGATCTGTTCCCATTCCTTTTGTTTCATATGCGCGAAATGTGACATAATGATTAAGCGTATCTAGATCGCCAGGAAAAGAAAGACCCGAGCCATTAAATGGATCTGGAATCTTATTATTACCTACAAGTCCAGCAAATACTGTTCCCGCAGCTACAGCACCAAAAGCCGCAGCAGTTGCACCAGCAACTCGTCCACGAGTAGCGGCAAGCTCACGAGCATTTCCAGCTCCAGTGTTATTTGGAGGTGTATTCTTAGGTGGTGTTCTAGGCGTTCTTGGTGTTCCAGCCATTTTTATTCCTTTATGCTGCTCACATATTTATACCCTACATAGGACGCCATGGCACCTTACAAAGGACGTTTCGTCCCAAAGAATCCACAGAAATACAAAGGCGACCCAACGAAGATCGTTTACAGATCATCGTGGGAGTTGCGCTTTATGAACTACATCGACACGAATCCCAACATATTGCAATGGGCTTCCGAAGAGCTGTTCATTCCGTATAAGTCGCCGCTTGATGGTAAGTGGCATCGTTATTTCCCTGACTTTATTATACGCATGAAAGATAAAGACGGGAAAGTCTCAACGAAGATGATTGAGATTAAGCCACGATCTCAGTCGATACCTCCTACTCCCAAAGGAAAAGGATCAAAGCCCACGAAGAAGTATCTGCGTGAAGTCGCAACATACGGAATAAATATGTCAAAGTGGGAAGCAGCAAAAGAGTATTGCGCTGATCGTAATTGGGAATTCGTCGTTCTGACGGAAAAGGAATTAGGGATTTAAATGGTCGCATATGTATTCGACAGAGTATTAAAGCAAGGGCTGCAAGCTGGTGTTTCGCCATCAGTTAAGCGTCAGTCGCGCGACTGGTTCCGCAATCAAGCCAAGACTATTACAGCTTCTCCTACTCGTATGATTCGCAGTCAGGCATCACGACTGACAGATAAGCCGATGATTGGTCGTATGTATCTGTTCCAGTATGATCCAAAAGGCAAAAAGACGCTCCCATATTACGACAGATTTCCCCTCGTAATCCCTATTGGTTCGAGCAGAACTACTGGACTTGCAGCATCGAGTGGTTCGTTCATTGGTCTTAATCTTCATTATCTCCCGCTACCACTTCGTGCGAAGCTAATGGATGCGCTGTATAAAACAGCTACGACAAAAGAAATTGACGAAACAACTCGTCTTAGACTATCTTATCAGATATTGCAGCAGGCATCGCGCTATCGTTTCTTTAAGCCGTGTATCAAGCGATATCTTGTTTCTAATGTAAAGTCGCGATTCTTTTATATCGAACCCACCGAATGGGATATGGCATTATTTCTACCTCTTGATAGATTCGTGGGAGCTAATAAGTCACGCATTTATGCGGAAAGCCGCAACAGGATCTAATAATGCCATTTAACATCGACAACTTTAATGCTGAGATTGCGCAATCGGGTGTTGCCAATCCATCATTTTTCGAAGCAAGAATCACGAACGCTCCAGCGATTATTCGTCCGATGATGCGTCAGGGTATGCAGTTTCGTATCGAGCAGGTTAATCTGCCTGGACGAACACTGACTACACTAGATCAGAATTATCATGGTCCTGTCAGACGTATTCCTTATCGCTTTACGCATCAGCCAGTTTCATTTACTGTTATTCTATCCCGTGATATGCGTGAGCGCGAAGCCTTTATGAAATGGCAAGATCATTTCGTAGGACATTATCGTACGAATTATCGTGGTCCAATGGTAAGTGAGTTTGACTCGCATTATTACGAAGATGGCATTGGTGAGATTGAAATTGTTCAATACTCGTATCCAATCGTATCACCATCAGCTCCTAATCGTCCGCCGCGCCCAGCTACTCCCGCAATGCCGGAAGATGCACAGACGCCGCGTCAGACACAGCGCGCAACAGACGCATCTAAGGGATATATCGAAGCATATAATATCAAGCTCGTAGAAGCATATCCATCAAATATCAATGATATTCAGATGTCGTGGGGTGATGAGGGATATGGCAAATTGCAAGTGGAAATCACGTATCGCTATGCAGTAGAAGCACAGAAAACGTTCTTCAATCCTGGTCAAGCGGACGGACAGCGAAATATGCACAACGCATTTAAATCATAACAATAGAATGGAGTAAATTATGGCTTTACCAAAACTAGCAGCACCGAAGTTCGCACTCGATATTCCTTCGACTGGCAAACGTATCATGTTTCGCCCGTTCCTAGTAAAGGAAGAGAAAGCTCTGCTTATGGCTGCGCAGTCTGAAGATACTATCGACATGATTGACGCAGTAAAAGATGTTATCTCAGCTTGCGTTCAGGACGATACGTTTGACGTAGAAAAGATTCCATACTTCGATATGGAGTATATCTTTTTGAATATTCGCGCCAAGTCAATCAGCGAAGTCGTTAAGCTCGAATATCGTCATACTGGCGGAGTCAATTATCAGGGGATCGCGTGTGATGCGGTAACTCCTGTAGAAATTAATCTTGAAGACGTCAAAGTCCAGCGCAATCCAGAGCATACTAATAAGATTCAGCTCGATGATAAGCTAGGACTTGAGATGCGTTATCCTACGATTAATGACGTTCGTATGGTATCTGACGGCGCTGACGAAATTGAAATGCTGGCAAAGTGCATTGTGAGCGTATATGACGAAGACAGCGTTTATGAGCCCGATAATCTACAGGATTCACTGGAATTCATCGAGTCGCTGAATAATGAGCAGTTCTCAAAAATCATGAAATTCATTGATACTATGCCAAAGCTCAAACATACGTTTGGATATAAGTGTCGTGGTTGTGGACAAGAAGATACGGTTACGCTAGAGGGTATGTCCGATTTTTTTTAATGATCCTCTCTCATAATACGTTGGCGAATTATTTCCAAACCAACTTTTCGTTAATGCAGCACCACAAATACTCGCTGAGTGACATAGATGGAATGATTCCGTGGGAGAGGGATATCTACGTCAGAATGCTTATTGATCATCTTGAAAAGCTAAAGGAAGAGCAAGAAAAAAGGCGGTAAATGGCTGATAGAAACGACGAAGAGATCCTTCGTGCCATTTTAGAAAAGGGCAGTGATAAAGCTAAAAAAGCTGCGGCTGATGCACTCGCTCATCAGCCACCAACGCCGGCTGATCCTCCTCCAGTAAAAGAAGCAAAGGCTCGTAAGAAACGTCGTAAGCTCACGGAAGTGGCTGGTGCGCTGGGTAAGCAGAAGTTCTATTATGGTCCTGACGGATCTATTATTGATAAGGATGGAACTCCTGCTCCTCCCAAGATTGCTGAGATGCTGGTGCGTAAAGACGCTACAGCTAACGCCATTAAGAAAAGTCTGGGAATGAAACCAGCTCTAAGTAAGACTGAGCAGGCAATCAACGCCAAGAATCAAAAAGAAGTAAACAGCAGAATCGAACGCCTTGGCAAGATGACCGAGAGCGTGATTGCGACTAATAATAAAATGGTATCGCGTGTTCCTGGAGTCTTTAATGAATTCCAGGGTGTATTAGATAATATGTCGCAGCAGAATTATATGATCCTAGACTCGTTAATTAAACAGAACGACGAGTTCCAGGAAAAGGTCATGGAAATCCTGACTGGTGTTAAGTCTCCTACGAAAGCTGGTGGCGCAACAAAGTCTACTCCTAAGAGAACTCCTGGTAAAAAAACAGCACGTCCAGCTGCTAGACCTCAAAGACCTGCCGGTGCATCAAAGTATCAGCGTCGTGTAGCTGGTATGAGCGAACAGGATCAAGCATTACATCAGCAGAAAATAGCAGCACGCCGCGATCGTATCGAAGGTATTCGTGCTCGTCGTGATATTACTGAACCAGTGAAAGCTGGCGTAAAGGGTGCTGTTATTGGCGCAGCAGCTGGACTTGGTGCATACGGCGTTTATAAAGCAGCTGGTGGAGGAAAAGAAGAAACTCCTGCTGCTCCAAAAGAACCAACGCTACCAAAGATTCAGACTCGCGAACTAGATGATGGTAGCTCGCGCAGTCCAGAGCTAGGTGAAAAGCCACCAGCGGGAGCTACTCAACAGCAACCACAGCAACAGCAACCACAGCAGCAACAAACGCCTCCTCCAGCTGGTGCTCCTGCTCAAGCTCCGCAGCAACAGCAACAAGGTGCAGCTCCTGCAGCTGGAACACCAAGCAAGACTCCAGGAATGACTACGCTAAGAACGCCTGGAGGAAAAGCATTTGACGTTGCATCTCCGTATGCTGCTAATTTCCAGGGATTTGTTTCAGAGCTAGAAAATAGCGGATATAAAATTAAAAGCATTGGTGGATATGCCAATCGTAATATCGCTGGAACAGGAACAAAGAGTTATCACTCACTCGGCGTAGCGATTGATATTAATCCTTCACAGAATCCGCATTTATTTGACGGACGTCTTGTTACGGATATGCCGTCGAACGTTGGTGCGATGGCAGCAAAGTATGGACTAGGATGGGGTGGTAACTGGCGTTCATCAAAGGATGCTATGCACTTCTCAATGGCATCTGGTGAAGGTGGAGCTGTTGCAGTAGATCGTTCGGGAGCTACTCCGCTTCCAGGTGCTCCTGCAGCTCCACAAGTAGCTGGCGCTCCGCAAGGTGCTCCTACAACTGCCGTTGGTGCTGCTATGAGTGCGAATCAAGCTGCTGAAGCTGCTGCTGGTGTGCCACAAAGAGCAACAGTATCTACAGGAACTGCGGGAGCTGGAGCTGCTCCAGGTGAAATCACTAAGGTAGTTCAGTCTGGCGCTGGATTTAATGTCGTGCAGCTTGCTGATGGTAGCACAGAACGACGCGATGGAGCACGCAACTGGCGCAATAATAATCCAGGCAATATTCAGTTTGGACAGTTCGCACAGCGTTATGGTGCGCTGGGTAGTGACGGACGCTTTGCTATTTTCCCATCATACGAAGCTGGGCGTAAAGCAAAAGAAGCATTGCTATTCGAAAGCTCTGGATATAGAGGAATGAATATCCAGCAAGCTATCTATAGATACGCTCCGCCTAACGAAAATAACACGCAGAATTATGTTGCAACAGTAGCTGCTGCTGCGGGTGTTCCTCCTGGTACTCCACTAGAATCATTAAATGCACAGCAAAGAGTTGCTATGCTTAATGCTATGGAAAAGGTTGAAGGATTTAGAACTGGTAAGATCACAAAGCAAAGCGGACCTACTGAAGGCGGCACAGCTGTAGCGAATGCTGGCGCTCCTACGACTGCTGCTGGCGCAGCGCAAGCAGCTAATCAAGCAGCTGCAGCAGCTGGTCCTGCTCCTGGAACTCCTGCTGGAACAACAGCTACAGGCGTAGCAGCTGGAGCTAATGCAGCAGCTGCAACTCAAATGACTGGCGAAAAGCCAGCGAACGTTTCGTTCGAGTCTGGTAAAGTTGACTTATCAAAGGTTGATCCTGAACTATTGAAACGATTCTTTGCAGCTGCTAAGGAATACGGTAAGCCAGTTCGTATCAACTCAGCGTATCGTGGCGACGAGTATCAAGCACAGCTATGGGTGCGTGGTAATATCCTGCGCGAGCCTGGAATTCATATTCCTGCTAAACCAGAAAAGACTACGACGATCACATATAAGGGACAGACTTATACTGTTCCTGGATCTGGGCGTGGATCGACACATGGTAAGGGACAGGCGATGGATATTACTCCAGGCGTTGGTTCTGATTTCCAGAACGTTCTAGCGAAGTATGGCATCACGTATCCGTTTGGCGCATCAGATCCGCCACACATTCAGCTTGCTGGAGGCAGCAGCTATAGTCCACCTCCTGGAAACGAAGCGGGTTCTCCTGCAGCTCCTACAGCTGCTCCTACGACTGCAGCAGCTGGTGCTGCGCTTGCGAATGCATCAGCAGAACGTGCAATGCAGCCAGCAGGCGGAGGCATTCAAACTGTTGTGGTAAATAATACGAACACAATTAACAACACAAGAGTTATTCGTCAGGGCGGAATGAATCTACCTAACAACTGCGACTGCGGACCTGGAGGTCAGCGTGGAGGATTTAATCCACTTGCATTTGCAGCTGGTGCCGCTCTTGGTAAAGCTCTGAGGTTATTCTAATGGCTATTTCTAATCTAGTATCAGGCGGACAATCTTTCGAGCGCCCAAGCGTGAGTGCATTCTTTGGTAATGCACCAAAAGCATCGAACGATAACGTTCAGCGAGTATCGTCAGATTTTCTAAGCAACGATATCTTTAGAACTATCACTGGCGCTTTTGATAGAATTGGTGCTGAGCTTTCGCGTATTCAAGATACTTCTAAAAACATTATGAAGTCGTTTGATGCTCTAATTAGAAACGCCCGTGAGCTTAATCGTGATGTCACAAAGAGATTCACTGACGTTAATAATCAACTGAACAGAAGCAAGATTGAGTTCTTACGTTCACTTATGCTAACGCCAGTTCCGGCGTCATCTACTCCTACGACACTTGGTGCTCTTGTTGATAATGCACAAAAGAGTCAAGAAGAAACTAAGAAACAAGAAGAAAAGAAAGACGAAAGCAAGTCGTGGATGGACACGCTTGGTGATTGGCTTTCAACAGCTGGCGATATCGCTAGTATGGGTGATATGTTTAAGAAAGGTGGAGGCGCTGGAGCTGCTGCTGGTGAAGCGAAAGCTGGCTCTAAGATGGCTGGATTCCTCGGTAAGAGCGCTGGTGTAGCAGGACGTCTGCTTGGTAAGCTCGCTGTTCCACTAGCTGTAGCAACATCAGCATACGACGCATATCAGGGATTCACTGCAAACGAAGATGCTGGTATTGGCGAAAAGCTAGGAAATGCTGGCAGCACAGTATTGCACGGACTTACGTTTGGATTGCTCGGTAAGAGCTCTGAGCAAATTACTCAGGACGCAAATACCAATAAACTAGAAGCTGTTCAGCAGTTTGAATCGCTACCGGCATCAACTCAAAAGTATTGGCAGACTTGGCCAGAACTAATCAAAGCATGGACTGATGGTACGATTAAGAAAGATGATCGTGCTAAGATTATGAAAATGTTCGCAGACGGTGAGTCTGAAAAGGCAACTTCACTTGCAGCAAGAATAGCTGGCATTGAAGCTGCGCCAACTGAAAAGAAACTAGCAGACAGTAAGAAAAACATCACTGGTCGTAATCTAGCTGCTACTATCGGTGGACCTGAAGCTACTCGTGACGTTGAAGGATTCAGAGAGTCTGTTGAAAAAGCTAGTCGTGGTATCGAAAGAGCTACCGAAGATCGACTAGACAAAGATACGATGACTAATAAGCGCATCGCTGGTCTTGCTACACGAAATGGTCTTGATCCAGGAACTGTTACAGCTACGCTTGAAGGCGGAATTCCTACTTCGCTGACATCTAATGGTGTAACGATTGACGTTTACAATGATTTGACGCCAGAAGAAAAAGAAAAGGTTCAAGACGCACGAAAGAGACGTGGTGAGAATCGCAATACAGCAGAAAAGAAAAACTTAGATACAGGCGCTGCAATTACTCCTCCAGCAGTTGATGCTATGGGTAATGCGACTGGCGCTGGTGCTTCTACTCCATCAGGAACAGGTGGATCTACTGAAGGTGCTGGTGGACCAGAGAAAGCTCCAAGCGCAAGTGGTGGAGATACTGGCGTTTCCGCTGCTCCTGCTGCTCCTGCTGCCGGCACACCTGCTCCTGCTGGTGGTAGTGGTGGATC